CAATATCATATGAGCATATACATTGAATCACGTATTCAAGATTAGCATGAATAATAGCTAATTTTGAATTTGAACTCTTATATATTTTCTTGCTATAAGGGGAAGCTTCTTTTCTCTTAGAAGCCAATTCTAGTGTTTCATATAAAGTATTTTTCTCTCTATTGATATAATTTGTAAAGAAATTAATTAAGTGCAAATTATATCTAGCTATAAGAAAATCATATATAGTATACGCTGCAGTATAAATATCTCTATACACTGTAGTATTATCTGCATCAATAAATTGTAATTGGTGAGCAGCACAAACTTGTTGTATAATTTGCAAATAAATATTGTATCTTTGAGATACAATTTCTGTGCTAAATTCTGGTAATCCTGTTTGTGCCATTCTGTAATTTTCTTCTATAGAAAATACAATATTAGCTAATTCTGGAGAATAACTTCTGTACTTAGTTTCAATATTGCTCTCCACTACATCAGATATCATCTCAGGTGTAAACCTGCAAATAATGCTAGCAACTTCATTGCTATATACGATATTAAAATCTGAATTTTGAGAAAGATTCATCGTAAATTCCTCCCTATATAAAAATTAATATAATGTGGTGGTTCTGCTAGAAAAGTATTCCCAGAGTAGTATTATCTACTCTGGGAAATAATTATCTTAAATCTGTTATAGAATCAAACTCTTTTTGCAGTTTAGACTTTGGTTTATCTTCTGTGTAGTAAGAATCAAATACTTCATTTGGTATAACATATATTCCACTACCAGCGCCATCATCTACAAGATGATTATGAGCAAACCAAGCATTTCTTGTTCTAGGATCATTCTTAATCATCTCATCTGCTTTTCTATTATCTTCATTTTGTTTATCAATCCAATCTTCATAAGAATAAGTTTTGGACTTTTTAAAGAAATTATTTGTTTCTTGTAGGATAGAATCATCTTCCATCTTCATATCAGAAGATATATCTTTCATGGATTCTTCCAATCCCATTTCTGTTGTTACATCTTCATCTGTCTGTATAGTACCTTTCTGAAGACCATATCTTTCCATAAGATCTTTTCCTTCATACCATATATACAGAGCCATAAGATAAGAGAATATCTGGTCATCATGAGCATTAGAAGCATGTTCAATCCTTCCGTTTTTCTTAACTTCCAATGTACATAATTCATCAAATATTATAGGAGAAATAAACTTAGCTTTATGATTATCCATTCTATCTCTAAGAATTCCCATTAGTAAGTCTCTAGATGCTTTAGTTTCCGTAAATCCATATTCTCTAATTTTACGTGTAACCTTTTGCATGGTCATTCCGTTAAATTTCTCCTGCATAACTTTGTCCTTAATCTCGTAATATAGATTACGTTTAATCTTGGTTTTAATTAATTGAGCAAGAACACTTGCTCCGAAACCCGTTATATTTCAATCTATACGCAACTATAGATTGCTAGGACAATTCCCAGTCACTTCCATTACAGAACGTGCGTAGATCATGTGTGCACCCTATTTCTAGGGGTAGTATTTTTCTTCTCCCATTAGCTTGGAGTTCTACTTCCGTCGTCAACGGATGATCGTTGAACGTTTATCTAAATTTCAATTGTAAATGGTTTTATTAATTCTGTACGTTCTATATAATATCCTTTATATGTTCCAGATGATATTGGAGTTTTTCTAAAGATTGAATTTCTAACTATAGATTCTGTTCCATCTATAAGTTTTATGATTTCTTTAGATCCGTGGCATACGATAAAATTTGTATCATTATACAATTTATAAAATTTTCTATTGTCAGGTTTAGGTATAGTATTCAGTCCATCCTTTATTGCTTGTGAATTATTTTCTGAATACGTTCCCCATTTTAAATTAGTATAATGAGTATTTAATTTTACATTATCTTTATGAAGTACTATAGGATAATTATTTGGATTTGGTATAAAGTGAATTGCTACCAATCTATGTATAAGATATTTTTTCCTCACCCCATTTTTATGAAGATCTATTGCTTTATATCCTTTATTAGTTATATATGGATGCAAAGGATTTCCGTTCTTATCATATACATTTCCATATTCATCTATAGTATAAAATCCTTCATATCCTATAATATCTTTGATCATAATATCAACTCCTTTAATGATAACGTACAAAAACATTTACGCTTTTAATTTAGATATTTCGCTGCTACACTTAGGCTTCTATAGAAGGTTTAGGACCATAATGGCTTTTATTTCACCGTACCTTCATCCAGATTACTTTTTTCTGCTTTCGCAACCATCACGCGCATCTTTTCAGATCACGTTGTGGTGAATCTGGCCCTTTGCCTGAATAATCGTAGCAATTAACACTAGGAAACACACCGGTTACCCGATATGCTGAGATTTGCTGTTTAGCTACTCCATTTCTTTCCACATTTACTATAGCATTAGGCATATACTTCACTACTAGTTCATATATACACTTAGCTAAATCTACTGTAGATATATAGTTACAGTTAAAACATGCTATAACTTCTGTTGTTCTTGAATCCACTACAGTAATAGCAGATGAGTCTTTACTATATCCTCCAGATACGTCGACTCCTACTAATGGTGGCCAATGTCTACTTTCCATCATCATAGGGCGATATATATCCATAGGATAATAAGTATGCAACATTATTTGTGCATAAGGTTCTTTAATAAGAGATTTAACTATATCAAGATCTTGTTTTGTAAATGGAGAATTATCTGAAGATGTGGACCATTCAAGAAGAATCTCGCGTCGTATAGATGGCCAATCTTTCTTCATATCAATACACATTTGTTTGAAATAATCTTCTCCAGCGCCAAGTTCTTTATAAGTAAATCTTATATAGAAGAAACTACTATCAGTATTAGTAGCTCGTAATTCTTGTAATTGTTGCATGTTAAAATCATAGAATTTTTCACTAAATGGAATAGCAGCATTTTTGGTATTAAATGCATCCATTCCTTCATCTGTGGTGAGATCTCCAGGGGTAGTTGTAATAAGAATACCATATGGAGCTCCATTTCGTTTAGCATTTGCTGATGCTGTTGAATATGCAGGAGTTGCTGATGAATATATAATACTATTATAAAGTATGAAGGCATACTCATCATACCAATGCATTGGCATAGTACAACCACGACCTATTGTGTTAGCATTAGCTTTATTTCTAGCACCAGGTTTAGTAGAGATTTTATTGTTATTATATGGATTGGACATAGACTCTACATTATCACGAACTTTTTGAGGTTTACCATCTCTACCTGGAACTTCATCCATTCTAAGATATCGTGGCAATGCTGCTCTTATATCTTTCAAACGTTGTAGATTCAATTTAGAGTCGTCATGTTTCTTATTCATAAACATCATTTCAGAGTTAGTAGTACCAAAGTTATATGCCCATAGATACCAACAAACAGCAGATATTGTCTTTCCGAACTGACGAGGTAATTCAAGAAACATGTTCCAGTTTAATATAAATCCAAAGTTAAGTGCTAAGTTTCCTCTATGAAGTTTATATCTGGCTCCTCCAGATGTAGATGCACCAGATTGAGGTATAATAACTACTTCTCTGATGAAATACCAAAAGTTCACCATGCATTCTCTAAATATTTTGGCTTTCATCATTTCATTTAGATTAGGATCTCTAGGATTTACTCCAGCAAGATCTCTATCATATAAAATTAAAAAGAATTTGTTTTTCTTAATTCCTTTCGCTTTCAAAAAATAATGCATTTCCAGAAAGGATTTGTTAGTGGTTTCCATCTGGTAATACACTTGAGTTTGTTGTCCTGTTTGAACTACCATTATGTCACCCCTTTCCAATTACTTAAATGTACTGAAAAGGGCTATACTGACAAAAAATAAATGGTGGTATATTTCAACCACCATTTATGTATTATTTTAGTAATCTTATCACTTTATCTTTACTTATACAATTATTTTTGTATAAGTAAAGTGTTAATCTATGAGCAAGTGTATTGAACCAGAGGAACATTGCTCCTCCTATCAATATTCCTCCCAATACATCAATTATACTACTATACTGCAAATCTGCAGCGATGCAGCATAATGCTACGATAAGTCCTGCCCATGATAAGACTGAAAATACTTTTGCCATAGTATACATTGTTCTAACCTCTCTTTTACTCATTGTTTATTCCTCCTCTTTTGTATTTTATTTTTCTTTTATTACATATGATTGTTTTTACGACGTGAATCATTTATTATGACTGAGTTTTAATTCCTTGATTCTTTTTTCAAGCATGATTATTTGGCTTACTTGAATCATTCCCCTATGGCTAGTTTTAATAAAGTGATTTTAGATATATTAACTATAATATAAATAATTTTACTTTTCATTTTACACCTTCTTTCTTTAATTTTTTATTATAGCTATATATCATTTCACTTTTATAATATATAACTATAATTTGTTAGTTTTTCATTTTAAAGACCTCTTAAAAAATAAATAGGGATGTAGGATTATCCTACATCCCTAACTTTTATTGTTTGTCTAATACTTCTGGAGCAATTCCATTAAAAATCTTGAATGGTTTGATTGGTCCTTCTATTTCTTTATCTTCTGTAAGATCTGATTCTGTTGGTTCTAATGACATATAGTTCTGTGGATGTGTCATAAAGAACAAATCAAGAACAGACGGATCACATTTGATAAATGACAATGGATAGAACAATAACTTCTTTGTATCTTTATACATAAGAGATACAGTAATACTTCTATTATCTCTTAATGCTTCATTTAAAGTTATCATTCTATAAGTAGCATTTGGATACCACCATTCAGGTTCTTTAAGATTAGACTCTGAAGATTTACACTGATGAGATAAGATAATTTCAAGATGAATAGCATCAATATGCAATCCTCCTTCGATAACAGTATCCACCAATGCTTGTGTAACAGAATCTTTTGTTTTGAGCTTTCTGATCTCTCCATTCTTATTAAGTATAGATTGAATCTTTTCAAGAGTTCTTCCCAATTCATTATTTACTACTTCAATAATGAATAAGTTTTTATCTTTTAAAGCATCCATATCTATAGAGTACATACCATCTTCATCTGGAGTTTTCTTATTGATGATTATTGTTAACTCTGGACTAAGATACAAATTATCTTCATCTTTTGTTCCTATAATATATGTGTCTCCTTTTGGAGATACAATAGTTGCACTAGTAATATATTTATTGAACTGAAGGGAAGAATCAAGTTCATCATCTTCAATGTCATCGTCTTCCATTGGATCTAATACTAATCTCCATTTCTTCCACTCAATATCTTCTTTAAGTCGTATATTGCTATAATCAATATCGAAGAATTTAGAGAAATCATCTGTCCAATGAAGTTTCTTGATATTGGTTTCGAGAAGATGTTTTGCTGATAACAATCTCTGAGTAAGCATTGATGATAATATCTCAGCAGCTATCTTTCCAATATTAATATCATAATTAGTATGTGCTAGAGCTCCATAACATTTATAACATACTCCATGTCCTCTTGCTCTAGATGCACATGTAATTGGACTTCTAAATAACAAAGTCTTTCCAATTAGATCTGTATTGTCTTTTAATGGTTCAAGAGACATTTGATATTCAATACCATTAGGTGTGAATCTATACCATCTTCCTTTATACATATCTAATGTTTTTGCATCTTTAATCTGTATCTGAACAAAGTGTTTAGAATCACAG